CTAAAGTAACGCCAGCTTTACTAACTATTCTTGCTTTTACAGTTTTATTTCCTTGAGAAATAACTAATGTGTCTCCTACAGAATATAATCTATACTGCTCTGCAGCACTTAACCCTTGACTATCGGTATCAGTTACTAAAGTAATAGTATCAGTTGTTGCAGTTGTATTTGCAATTGTAGCATTGTTAGATGCTACATGAATTCTACCTTGCTCAGACCATACAACTTCATCAGAAGCCATAGGCATTTCAGCTCCAACCATCTTTAAGAATCCAGAAATAGTACGGTTACCGTATCTTTCTACTTCTTTTTCATAAACTTCGGGTAGGAATTGTTTAGCAAAGTTAAAATCATTGTCGGCGATGTTCAGATAATTATCATCAAACGCCAGTTTGTTGGGACGCGGGGTTACGTGCATTAATTCCGCGCCTGTTCCAGCTAAAGCCATAATTTTAAATTTTAATTGTTAATTTTTGTTTTAATTTATCGTTTTTTGAATCCCCATTTAACTTCGTTACCATCATTACCAACAGATTTATAAACAGTTCCTTGGATTTCAGACTTTTGGTGTCCTTGTCTAGGCACCATGTTAACATTTTTTGCTTTCGCAATACTGTCTTTCATAGCGTCTGCTTTTCCTTGCTCATAAAAATGGTTCGCAATTGCATCAGGATTCATTGCGGTGAATAAAGATTTGTGATACCCCGCAGCATCATTCATTTCATTATTTTTGTTTAAGAACCTCTTAACAAAATTAGAAATATCGCTTTGTGTATCTTTTACTTCATTCGCGTTCTTAACGTTATATCTATACCTTTTATCCCCTACCTTATATTCAAAACCTTTGAAGTCTTTGTCGAAAACCTGGTTAGTCCTGTTATTGAACGTTTCTTTTTGCTTTTCAGCAATTTTTTGATTATCATTATACCTATCAAAAAAATTAATAGCTTTTTGTTGATCCTGTGTTAATTTGGAACCTGCTTTAATTTCTTCGTAATAAGTATCTTTTAATTTATTTAAATAATTTTTTGCATTAGCTAATTCTTCTTTTCTAGCTAATTTTTTTCTTCTAATATCTCTCTCTTCGTCCTCATCTTCATTGTATGCGAATTGATCTTCTATAAGAAAATTAATCTCTGACTGATCAAGATGTGGCTTTGTAGTTTGATAGAACTCATGTAATAATTGAGCATCATTTAAAGAGTTTACATCAGTATTAAGTTTTACATAATCTTCTAAACTACCACCTGTATCATCCATGAATTTCATAACCTTTTGGATATTTTCAGGTAGATCTATTCCTGTTTCTTTAGCATCTACTATTGCATCATGTATTTCTTCATGCAAATCCTCGGCTTCTTCTTTTATTTCTTCTTCTGTAATTTCTTCAAGAACAGGTGTATCCTCTACCTCTGTTTTTTCAACAGGAGTAACTTCTTCTTTTATTTCCTTATCAACTTTTTCCTCAACAACTTCTTCTTGAACCTCTTTAGTTTCTGTATTATCAACTGATGACTCATCTTTTTTTGATTTATCTTCTTTAGGCACTAAGTTGGTAAAATCAACTTTATGCACACCGTCTTCTTTAACGGTTACTTCAGGAACTAAATCCTGTTCTTTTTTTGTCTTTGTGGCTTTAGTTTCTTTAACTTCTACAACCTCTTCGACAACTTTTTCTTCTTTTTTTGTCATAATAAAATATTATAAAATTATACAATTAATGTTACATAGGCTCAAATGAACCTAGTCCAAATCCCCCACCCATTATATCATTACCAGATGACTCAAAATTTTGAGGTGGAGTGTCATTCTGTCTTTGGGCAATCATTTTACTTTGTTGTGATGCCTGTATTTTTGTTCTTTCGTCTTTTCTATCTTCTTTTTCTTTTTCTTTAGTTTTTGCGCCATCAACTTCTGCATTTTTAAGTTTCATATTAAAATCAAATTCCAAAGCCATTAATTCTTTCTTAAGATTGGCTTCTTCTTTCATTTGTTTTGATTTAATATTTCCTCTTAATTGTTCTAAAGAACTTTCTATTTGAATTAATGCTTGTTTCTTTTCTACTTCAGCCTGCGCCGCAACTTGTTGTGCTTTTGCATTAGCCTCTGCTTGTGCTTGGATATTTCTTTCTTGTAATTGCTGATCTCTTTCTTGTTTTTTCTTACGTCTTATTTTAAGAACTTGATTAGCAAGTTTTATATTTTTAATATCTCTTAAGTCAATTGCATCTTCCAAATCAATTAATCCCCCAGCAACAGCAGCTTGAATATTATTTTCAAGTATAGCTTTCTCTTCATCATCAGGTGTTAATTCAATAAATATACCGAAATCATATAAATGTAAAGTGCTCATTTCTTCTAATGTGGCTACATTATGATTACCAATTTTTTGTATAAAAGCATCTTTAGTTGGAGAATATTCTAATATATCGGATATTCTTAATGATAATGCTTCTGATAGTTCTTTTGTTAAAAATAGCCCAGCATCTAATATATGTCTTGTTGCTGTATTACTATTCGCAGCCGCTAACTTCTGTACACCCACTAAAGCTCTTTCGTCTGGCATACTACCGTCTCTTGCTTCATTAAGCCCGGTTACATCCCTTATCATTTGAAGATAATAATTATAATTAGCTATCAAACTTTGCATTTTTTGACCCCCAGCATTATTTTGTATTTCTTGGATAGGTATTTTCCCAGGATTCATATCTCCTTCTGAAGTAAATGATCTACCAATTATACTACCAGTTTGAAAGAACATGTTTAATGCCTCTTGTGGATTATAATTAGTACCATTACCTAAATCAATCTCAGCTAGCCCATCAGCATCTAAATAAATACCATCTGGAACCATTCTAGATAATACTTGCTGCAATTTTAAATGCGTTAATTGAATCATATCAGCAAACCCAGTAATTCTTCTTACTAAAGAATCAATTTTACCTTTATACATTCTAGGAGCAACTACACTATAGTTCATTTTAACTTTAGTGTAATCACTTTTAGGTCTCATCATATTTTTTGCCAACTCCCATCTTAACAAATGCTTTGTACCTAAAACTAAAACACCTTCATATAATACTTCTAATGATCTTGAAATTTTCCCAAATTCCCCCGCCATTTCTTCAATAGGCGGATCAAATTGATCATCTCTTAATATTATTTTAGAAGCTCCTGAAGATGTTTCTTTTATTTTATAAACCTCATTCATATAGGTTTTATAATTAAAATATAATATTTGTACTTGATTTTTATCTTGATAGTAATTATTATCGTATCTATCTCTTGAATATCCACCCTGTTCAGATATTTCTTTTAACTCTTCATCTGTTAAATTAGGAAATTCTTTTTTAAGCTCATTAATAGGTATTGTTTTTACTTCACCTACATAATATATATCTTCAAAATAAGGATCTTCTGTATAAGAATAAACCATATTAGCAGGGTCTACATAATTAATTTTTACACCTTCGGATTCTGTAAATATATTTTTTACAGCGGCTATTCCAAGAGTTGTTAAATCATAATTTAATCTCTTTTTAGTTAATTCGTATCTATTACCCTCTAATAAAACATTAATAGCTTGTTCCTCTGCTATTTCAACTTCTTGTTTGTAACTTAATTGCATATGAAGATCTAATTCTTCTTGGCTATCTGGTAATTTCTCGGGGGTATGCTCAAATAAATCCACACCAAATGCTTCTTTAGCAAAGATATTTAATTCTTTAGTCTGCATATCTCTTATTATAGACTCCATATACTTAGTTCTTTTACTAACCCCGTATGGATCTTGCGAATATGCTTTTATATCAAAAGATCTTTCTGATATACCATTAACTACAATATCAACAAATTTAGGTATAATTGGAACAGGATTCCAATCTAAATTAAGATATGATAAATCACCATTTATAGATAATTCATCTTTATATTTTTGTATTGGCTGCTCCCCTCTAGCATACAATCTTAATCTATTGAATTCGGTTTGATTATTTCTATACCTTAAATTAGAGGCATCTCTATCAAACCACTCGTGTTCTATAGCTTTAGCAACCTTAAGCCCGTACTCCGCGCTTATTTTCTCTTGGTCACTTACTACCTGACTAGGGAAAAATCCATTTACAACTGACTCAGCCATATTATTTTTCTATTAGTTTTGAGTGCATACCTTTTTGTTTATATTTAGCTATGCTTAAGTTTAATTTTTCTTTATTTATTGTTGGGTTTGGTTTATATAAATGTCTATTACATGCCATTATAGCCAACCCTGAACTTATAGCGGCATCAAATTTTGTCCTATTATTTATATCAAATCTAGCCCAATCCTGTAATGTTCTATTAAAATACATGTCCCCATAAGAACTATCATCTTTAATACCCACATTATTTTGTATATACATTTCAATTGCTGCTGCATGAGCCTGCTTTACATCTTCACTTGAATTAGGTATACCACCTACTTCTTTTTCAGCTACTGAAAGCTTATTCCAAACCTTATCTGGTCTATTCATTGAATATCCTCTATAACCTCTTCTTCTTAAATAATATAATAATCTTGGTTTATTATTTTCACATAATAAAGGCATTCCATAAAATACTAATGCCATTAATACATCTTCAAAAAATATTTCAGCAGTTGATGGTCTGGCCACATATTCTAAAAAGAAATGGTTTGTAGGGTGGTTTTCCATGCTAAACTTAGTTAATCCATGTAACGCACCCTTTGATCCTTTACCATCTGTAGTACCTGATATATCATAACTATCACAACCAAAAGCACCCATATGCTCATTACCAGGATATTTAATACCATTTTTAACTATATATTTATTTTGGATAGTTATATCTGGAACCCAGTTAACTCTAAATCTACCTTTTGGATTAGGATAAAACATAACAGATGTGTCTTTTATACCATTAATCCACTGGAAACTACCAACTGTAATTTTAGAATCATTATTTAGATCTTCATTAAAATCTATTTGTTCGTATATTTTTGCTAAATTAAATAAGCTATTTTGTGTTTCGTCTCTGAAAGCGTGTTCTTCAGTTCTTGGAAATTGTCTATAAAATTCATTTAAAGCATCCCCATCGTGTTTTAAACCATCTACTTCATTTGACCAATGCTCAATAATACCTATATCTATGTAATCCCCATAAGGTCCTTTTGTTTCTGTTTCTGGGGTATCGAATACAGGAAAGCCATAAGAGTCAATGAATCCTTCGTAGTTCCATTCCATAGGTATGAACAAAGAATATAGTCCTGAGCTAGTCTGTCCATTGCGGTTTCTTTTTGTAACATCTGAATTATTATATAATTTTTTGAAGTTATCACCACCTTTATCTAAAGCGTTAGAAGTAGAACCCATCATACACTTACCAATAATCCTACTACCAAGTCTTAATGTGGTTTTAGTGACCCTCCAGTTATTTAAAATATTATTGGGTCTCTCCCATTTACCACTCTCATCATGTACTAATAGTTTTAATTTTTCACCATCATAACTATTATCACCAGTATTTTTCCAGTCAATTGTTGTATCTAAACCTTGCAAATCTTCTTGATGATCTGTGGACTGTATACTTCTTCTAGTTAATTTACTAGCTGGTACTCTATATGCTAATTCCGTTTTAGGTCGATCCATACCATCTTGAATCGGTTTAAAAAAGAATGGATAGTTAACTGAAATTGGTACAACC